GTTACCAAAAAGGATCACACGTCTTTGTAGCGTGACGTGAGACGCACCAAAAACCAGGAGGGCATATGCCCTCCCATGGTACTACGGTGAACTCTACCGATCGGTACAGTGTATCCAATCCTCACCGCAGAAACCCCAAGCCTCAAAAAGGCTTGGCACACCGGCGCTTTAGGTAGACGGCATCCGGACGTCCAGAACGTTCGAGATGATCCATCTCAAAAGGCGTGTTGCCTTCCTTGATGAACCACTTCAAGAGGGCGCCCTCACCACTAACCGCGGAAGCGGGTGGTTTGGAAACAACCTTCAGACCCTGAACCACAGGGCAATGAAGGTCCGAGTCCCATCCATCACCGTCGGTAAATTCCGACGACCGAAGAAAGGAAACTCGACCCACAAGAGGAGACGTTTCTTGAATCGCTGGGAATGAACTCAGCCGGTAAAATCGTGAGATTTCACCTTCAAGAAATTTCGCCGTTTGCCACAATCCTCCTAGATAGAAGCGATTGCGGAGTTCGACGAGAGAGACAATCTCCCGAACATCCTTCCGTGACTGGGGAAACGCCTTGCCGACGCGAGTTATACTCACGTTTGATCCGGCAAAGTATTCCTTACCACAAGACTCTCTGAACTTGCCAGTCCAGAAAGACTTCGATGCGTTAACCTTGTAGCCGAACAGCTCAAGGTTATCGATCACGGAATTGGCAACATGCGTGGGAACAATGATGTCATCCCCATACACGCGCACACCATCCATGTCTCGTGAAAGAACTTCACGAGACCGGTACTGGCGACCACGCTCTTTCTCGAAGGTTAAAGCGATGATTGTAAGAAACACCATCGCCTCAACCGGAAAAGTAAGAGCGGAGCCCATAGACGCGAACTTGGACAGTTCGATCACCTCTGAAGGTCGACCGAAATATCCAGGCACACGAGCCTTCCGACTCCTGCAAGCATCGACTCCGTTAAGGAGCCATGAATGATGCCGAAACAGGGATCGTACATGCTCGTTGGAAACGCGATCGGAAGCTTCACTCAGGTCGAGTGTAGCGAGAGAGCCATTAAGGCTACCTTCACGGGCAAGATCCTGGTTAGGACCTTGCTCAGTGAAGCCGATCATTCGCTGGATGATTTTGTCGTCTTCCAGCAAACTGACGAGTCGCTTGGCTATGGCTTGCTGCATATACTGCATGCAGGTCGGCTCGATAGCGATGACTCGAGGCGTTTTCAGCGTTTTAGGAACGAGGACAACCCTTACGGGTCGTTCTTGCTCCGGGCTGAGAAAGGTCACGGAATCAAGGCGGTAGTTAAACCGCCAGTTTGGAAGGACGTATTCCCCATAAGGGAATATACCCTCCAACCTCTGGGTCCACTCTTGCTGATCGAATTTAGCGTTTCCGCTAAGTCGATCGGCAGTTTTCCCAGGGCCGTGTTTCGGCACGAGCAGATGCTCGTAAACATCCTGGTTGATCTTAGCCAGAATGTCGCCGAAAAGAAGATTCGACATCCTCTCGAAACTGAGAGGATCGAGCGCGTTCACCCTCGAACGAAGTTCTTGGGTAGGCGCGTACGACTCTGGGCCCATTTTTGTTATCCATGGGCCCTTGGCGAGACGCCAAGCGAGCGACGATTCTTCTACCTCTGACTCGGTCTTGAGATACTGGACCACGGCTCCATCTATCCTGTCTTGTGAACATTCAAGATGGATCTTCCCGAACAGCAGCGTAAGCTGTCGGACGGAGAAGATGGCAATGTGGTCCGGCTCCTCAAGTAGGAGACCAGTGTTTGAATCGAACACGAGACTCGTGAAACCCGAAAGAAAACTCGGGAGCCGCGAACCTTTGGATCGGCGATAGCCAGTCCAAAGATCTGAGGTTACCTCTTCTCTGGCAAGGGCTTGTTCAAAGTCCTTGCCAAACTGAGGTAGCGTAATCGTTAGAAACGAGTACGCTTCGTGTTCAATCCGACTCTCGACCGTTTTGAGGTCGAGAGTGGTGCTGACGCCAAACCAGCTAGCCAGTTCTTCGGCTAGCGTGCGCCAGAGCTCGAGCAGGCTTTTCATATCTCACTCCTTTCTGTGGGGTTGAAGATATCCTGATGCGGGCTCGCAGTGACAGTTTGAAGGTGATGAGGATAAAGGGTGCCGGGCCGTTGAACAGGGAGGGGAAGAATCCCCGCCCTACGACCCGACACCCACCGTCCCATCTAGAGGTCGTGTGACCTCCGGACAGACCTCCAGACGGGAAGCTTGTTTAGAGCTCCCCGTTGAGGAGGCTTGTCACCTTCGCGCCGGAAGAGGCCGTGAGATACGCATAAAGCGCATCTGCGACCTGCTTTGCCTCAGCAACGGTGTAGCCAACAAGCGGAACATCTACGACGGTCGAAACCGTCATAGAGTACTGCGCGTTGTACGCCGTTGCCAGAGGATCAGCAGCGATCTTCCGGTGATCGAGGCGAATGTTGTGCCGAAGTCTCTTACCTGTATTCTGGTGAGAGACGGTCAGCTTGACATTGCCGTCGTCCTTGGTAAAACCAGAGGACGTAGGCCCACTCAGCGTTCGGTTGAGCGTCTGAGCGATCGCGTTGATCGTGACTGTCTGAGGATCTGCGAAACCCACTTGAACTCCTTGCGACTGATCCCTTCTGGGACCTTAGTGAGGGCCGATAGTGGATTCTACCGGACCTTGGAACCTCCGGCCTGAAGGCCGAGGGCTGCAATGATTGCCTTCTGGCGAGTGTTCAAATCGCCGTCGGTCAATCCGAACCCATACGGTGTAGCGCGGATGCGGTTCTTGTACGTCCGTTTATAGACGTACGAAGAGTTGCCCCGCTTCTCCTTTACATTTTGGGGTGTATAAACATCCCAGGAGAAGTTGGCCAAATGGCGCTCGGTTAAAACCCGAGTATCCATCTGAAATCCGTACTGCATGACCAAGCCGTCTTTACCGAGAGCGGAGACATTGTGAATGATGTCTCCTGTATCGATAAACCAATCGACGGCCCAAGACCAAGGGGAGAGGTTCCAGAGAACTTCTGGATCCACTCTAGCGCCAAAGAACTTCCTGGCAAGTGCGTTGTATCTCCGCATTCTATCCCTCTGGGAGTTACCCATCGGAATGTAGAAGCGGAACGCACCTTCAAACCACTTTTCTTGATGAACAGTGACTTGAGCTGTCCCGACTCCGTTGACATTAAAGCTAGCTGGCCGCGGAATAGCGGTCCCGCTAAAACTAGTGACAACGTCCTCGAGACCCTTGAAACGGAACTGACGGTGAATCAACTCAGATTGTTGACGACTGTAAAGTTCGAGGTTTTTGTGAAAACCCATGACGACTTTACAGAAGGACTTGATATCAGAGATCATCGGCGTCCAGCCGAACTGATAGTTCAAGTATTCACCACTCCCTGACCTATGCAGCTTTCGGGCTGCGTGGGCACGGTCTTTGTAAAGACCTGACCCTATTAAGGCAGGGAACCCTTCCCGATACAACTCAGCAAAGCTGACCGCGAGGTCAACTTGAGCTTTTGTCGGCTCTACTAGCGCGATGGCTTTCGTGCCGTCTGCTGCCATACTGGCAGCAGTTGCGTTAGAGAAGGGCGGCAGTGTTGCAGACTGAACTAAACCATAAACCGGCCCTACGAATAGGGTCGCGGCCTGGTTTGTCTCTCGCACTGCCTGGAAGGGGGATACCTTGTACTCAGCTTTGCTGAGCAACCAGTTATCCCCGGTTTCGTACGGAGGACCTGGATTGTAGTTCGAATACATCGAACCACTGTCCTCCAGAGAGGCACTCCAGGGACTAAACTGAGCGTTGGCGTTGCTACGCGACTTTCCAGCCGCGTAGTAACTAACCGACGTCCAGTTCGTCGTCCCTTTTTGTTTCACGAGTGCCTCTTGTTCCTGTCTTGGATGGGAATTGCGCACACACTCACATTATGTGCAGTGTTGTACTGACTGGCGTCAGCACTGGCTGGGAGCTCGAAATGGGCTCC